ATAGTTAGCAGCCATTAGTCTGTCTACACTCCAACAATAAACATAAGATTTTTTCTAGTGGAGAGTTGTGAGACGAGATTAAATTAGCTGCCTTCTCCAAGAAAAAACAATGTCTGCATATCAAGGACCATACGCGGCGTTCTACATGATTCAACACACGCCAGAAAAACAAAAAGAAGATGATCAGTGCATCACCTGCGTATGTCAACCGCAGGAGTGTCATTGCCCAGAGCCATGTCCTCATTGTGATTGTGGAGATTGCCATTGTAAGCAGATGTACAAAAGACAAGGGAGATATGGATAATGGCTAAATTTGGACCATATGAAATACAAACAGAAGATTTGGATAGGCAAATAGACCGTATTATCAAGTTGCGTAGAAACCCCGGAGCATATCTAGAGCGACTAGATAAAGCTGCTAAAAAGGAAGGGGCTACTAACGCCCAGCGTCGAGCAGCAATGCGTATGGTGCAAAAGCGATTTAATTCATTAATAAGCGGGTCTAAAGCTGGTATGGATAGAGCGCAAGCAGATGCTGCTGCTGGAAAGCGCGTTGGTTCTAAAGCAAGACCGCCACTAACGGCTGAAAAGATTGCAGCCGCTAAAAAAAGCTTTAGTGGTGCTGTAGCATCTATCATGGATGACATGATGAATCCTGAACCCTCTCAAGAGGGAAAACCCTATGGGGGCAGCAAAGAGCTAAAAGAAGCTACACGTAAAGCTATTAGGCGGGGGGCTGAAGCCAAAGATTATAAGAGTCAAAAGAAAGCTGGTGGTGGCAAGGTATATGCCATGAACCGTAGAATGGGTGGGCCTATTCGTAAACCACGGATGAAGTAAAATGTCCGCAAAGGAAGAACTAAGGGAAGTCTCACAACAGCTAAGAAAAGCCTCCAAGCTGCACAAGCAGCAATCAGAGAAGGTGGCAGCGATTAGCCGTAAGGAGTACGCAAAGGGAGGAGGAGTCAGGAAGCCTGATGTAATGCCCAAAGGTAAGGGAATGAAGCGACCTACTAAGAAGGGCGCTGGCATGACCGAAAAGGGTATTAGAGCATATCGCAGGGCTAATCCCGGCTCTAAACTGCAGGGCGCTGTTACTGGTAAAGTCAAACCCGGTAGCAAAGCTGCGAAGAGACGTAAGTCCTTCTGCGCTCGTTCTGCAGGACAGATGAAAAAGTTTCCCAAGGCGGCTAGAGATCCAAATAGCCGTCTGCGTCAGGCTAGAAAAAGATGGAAGTGCTAGCCCAACCTTAGTAGAGAGTATCATGGCTTACTTAGCCTCTAATATCCCACACTTTAAGTGTTGGGTGCGTAAAGAGTTTACACATAATCACATAGAGTATGAAGGCGAGTATCTTCATGCACTAGCAATAGCAGTAAATACAATACCAGACAGATGTCTTAGTTTTAACGTAGTGTTTACTGGCTGTGAAGAAGAAGAGAATATTCACGGTGGAGCTATGTGGGCTAGAATGCCCATCACAGCATTAGTCGCTGATAGTATTCTTGAAGAGTGGCCTGAGAAGATGCCCACTCACTTTGCACAACCTTGGGACTGCTCCTCCAGAAACCACGCAGTCTTTAGCATGGACAGAGTATCGTCTAGCCCTTGGATGTGTAAGATAGGGGGAGAGTTTTATACAGGTCGGTACATGTTCACTGTGGACTACACCGACAGTCACATTTCAGACGACCCAGCGCAGCACAAACAATCACATGTGCTAGAGCTAATAGACGCAGGAGAGTTTACAGGGAATATAGTTGCTCTCCCCAACAATAGAGTGCGGGTTACAAATCCTGCTTTGTGGGTTACAGGTGAAGGTCCACCAGACTTTGTTCCTAGCCAACACATACACAGCGCAGAGATTAATGATAGCTACATGGACCCCAGCATTACATTTGATAACTTATACGCAAAGGATTAGAACCAATGGCTGCTAAGAAGAAGACTAAATACATGGCTAAAGGTGGCAAGACCACTAAGGGCATGGCTAGAGGCGGTGCTATGAAAAAAAGCAAAGGCATGGCTAAAGGCGGTAAAAAGACCAAATACATGGCAAAGGGCGGTAAGACCTCCAAGTACATGGCTAAAGGTGGTATGAAGAAAAGCAAGGGCATGGCTAAAGGCGGCATGAAGAAGAGCAAAGGCATGGCCCGTGGCGGAATGAGAAACACCATGAGCGCCCGTGATACAGACATGATGGCGCGTGGCATGAGAATGATGGCAGCAGGTGGACCCGTAACCGCAGCACAAAGAAAAAACCTGCCCCCTAAGCTTGTAAAGATTCTTGAGTCGAAACGTGGCAAAAAGAAAGCCTGATCCAAAAAAGGGAACAGGCAAAAAGCCAAAAGGTTCTGATCGAAGGCTCTACACTGATGAGAACCCCAAGGATACTGTTAGTATAAAGTTTGCTACTCCTGCAGAGGCAAGAGCGACTGTTGCAAAGGTAAAAAGAATAAACAAACCTTTTGCAAGAAAGATACAGATACTAACTGTAATGGAACAACGTGCAAAGGTCATGGGTAAGACACAGGTTGTTTCAATAGCTAAAAAAGGAAAAGAGGCGATACGCAATGCCAGCAAAAAAAGCAAAGCCAAAGGCAAAAAAAAGTAGCAAGTCTCCTACGCCTAAGAATAAAGCTCTGTACGCAAGAGTGAAGGCAGAGGCTAAACGTAAGTTCAAAGTATATCCCAGCGCCTACGCAAACGCTTGGTTGGTCCGCACGTACAAGAAACGAGGCGGAACTTACTAATGAGCCTGAAGGAGTGGTTCGGCAAAGGCCCCAAAGGGGATTGGGTAGACATAGGTGCGCCAAAGAAAGGCGGCAAGTTTCAGGCTTGTGGTCGAAAGTCTGCGTCTAAGTCTAAACGTGCCTACCCTAAGTGTGTGCCACGTTCCAAGGCTAAGTCTATGACAGCAGCAGAAAGAAAGAGTGCCGTTGCTCGTAAAAGAGCTAAACCGCAAGGTGTCGGCGGTAAGCCGACGAATGTCGCAACATTTAAGAGGAAGAAGTCAGTGAAAAAGAAAATGTACATGGGAGGCATGGCTCAGACAGGCACACCGGATAAAAATAAAATCATGGGTGCAGGAACTATGCAACAAAACCCACAGCAAAGCCTGATGGAGATGGACCGCAGTAAGATAGCTGGTATGAAAGAGGGTGGTCTCGTTTCAGGCATAAAGAATATTAAAAAAGAATATGCAATGGGTGGAGGAGTACGTAAAGTACGTTACTAATGGCAGAAGGACTTCTACCCACTAAAAAGAAAAAACGCCAGCTAACAGAAAAACAGCTTGCGTATCTTGACGCACTTATGGATAATGGTGGTAACAATGCTGCAGCTTTACGTGTAGCTGGTTACTGTGAAACCACGGGTAAAGCAGTTATGAACTCTCTAGCTGATGAGATCGTAGAGAGAGCTAAGAACATGTTAGCCGCTAACTCAGTAAAAGCAGCAGCGGGTCTGGTAAATGCACTGGACGATGACGGAACAATCCCACGCGCTGAACAACGTATCAAAGCAGCGGAGTCTATTCTAAACAGAGTAGGAGTGGGCAAACATGATAAGGTTGAACATAATGTTACTGCTTTACACGGAGTGGTTCTTCTCCCGGCGAAGTCGGGGCAAGTGGACCCTGTTATCATAGACCATGAATAAAATATTTGTAGAAGTTACACTATCAAGAACCAGAAAACCCCTGAGCTATCCTTGCTACATTCGTGGCAAGGGTATGTTCTACAAAAGCACCGAGATAAAACTTACAGAAGATTTTATGGTACGTGCTTTTGCAATTGATCGAGGAATAGTTTTAGAGGACAACGCAACTCAAAATGGCTAGCCAAAAACAACAATTAAAACGAGCTGTCACCGCCATCAGAGATGATTTGAAGTCTCGGATTGATCAATCTGAAAAGCTAGAGGAAACAGCTTTTACTGCGCGCCCTTACATACAAAAAGATGTAAGTAAAAAACAAGTAGCCAGAGGTGCCATGGGCGCTGCTTACTTAGCCGCAGACGTAGCTCTTAATCCTCAAAAGTATACTTCTAAGGCAATAAAAGATAAGGCATCTAGAGAGACAGTAAAAGAGATTGCCCGTCAGGGCGAGAGGATTGTTAATCGGATGCTGCCAGAGGGACTAAACCTTAATTTAGATTTCAAAAGCATGGGGCTTGAAGATGTGCAACGGGGAAGACGACCCGCTGTGGGGGCGGGATATGAAAGACCTGTTGAGTTTGGAGGGCTAAAGGGTTCAGCAGGTGTTCAAGGAAGATACGACCCAGAGAGTGGTTCCAGTTATGTTGGGGCTAGATTTACAGGTAGGTTTGCAAAAGGCGGCAAAGTAAAACCATACGCAAAAGGCGGCGGAGTTCGTAAACCAAAGTTAAAGTAATGGCAGCAAAGAAAAGAAAAGCTAGCGGAAACGCTAAAGTAATATTTCACAAAGGTAAAACTCTTGGACGATTTAGATCACCAGAGCGAAGGCACAAGAAAAACATTAGAAGAAAGCCCCCTGCCTTTGGTAGATAAAGCTGACGTAAGAGAAGAGCCTGTCAAGCGTAAGCGTGGCCGTCCCAAGTTAGCCGAGGGTGAGAAGGGCAACTATCGCGTCTCTGCAAAAGAAAGAGCGCGACGGGCTTCAGCCGCCGCAGTACGCAATGCAGACAGGGCTAAGAAGAAAGCACAGAAGAAAGCATCAAAGGCAAAACAAAAGAAAGAGAGCATCAAGAAAGTTGAACAGGCCCTGTTTAACAAGAATGGTGCTAAGGTTATAGAAGATACTACACTACAACATGTACCAAAACCAGTAAGACAATTAGTTGAAGATGAAGCAGAAGTTATCTTCAAGCCAAATGATGGACCCCAAACTGACTTTTTGGCGAGTCCTGAGAGGGACGTTTTTTACGGTGGCGCTGCTGGCGGGGGCAAGTCTTATGCTCTTCTTGCTGATCTCCTTCGTTATTGTAACAGTCCTAACCACCGCGCCCTCATCATTAGGCGCACTTTAGACGAACTTACAGAACTGGTTGACAAAAGCAAACAACTCTACCCAAAAGCTTTTCCCGGTGCAATATTTAGAGAGTCAAAGGCCATGTGGCAGTTTCCGTCAGGGGCTACAGCATGGTTCTCTTACCTAGACAAAGACAAGGACGTAACACGCTACCAAGGTCAGGCTTTTACTTGGATTGGTATTGACGAGATAACACACTACCCGACTCCTTACGTATGGGAGTATCTGCGTTCCAGACTTCGTACAACGGACCCGCAGATTAAAGCATATATGCGCTGCACAGGAAACCCCGGAGGGGTAGGCGGCTGGTGGGTCAAGAAGATGTACATCGACCCTGCACCGCCTAACACACCTTTTGCAGCTACCGATGTTGACACAGGTAACGCTCTTTTGTGGCCTGATACAGCAACAAACGGTAAAGCAGGTCAGCCGCTGTTTCTTCGTAAATTCATTCCGGCGCGTTTGACCGATAACCCCTACCTCGCTGAAACTGGTGAATACGAAGCCATGTTGAGGTCGCTCCCAGAAGTCGAGCGAAGGCGTCTTCTAGAAGGGGATTGGGATGTCGCAGAGGGAGCGGCGTTCCCAGAGTTTTCCCGCAACACTCACGTTGTGGAAGCCTCACAGGCACAGATACCCCACGGCTGGTTACGCCTTCGTGCAGCAGACTACGGGTATGCCGCCCCCTCCTGTGTTCTGTGGGGCGCAGTTGATTGGGATGACACGCTTTGGATTTACAGAGAGTTTTACGGCAAGGGGCAGACTGCAGAAACTCTAGCTAACATAATTGTAAATCTAGAGGGGGGTGATCCCGGTATGTACTACTCAGTGCTTGACTCTTCCTGTTGGAACAGGACAGGCACTGGGCCTTCAATTGCTGAAACTCTTATTCGTTGTGGAGCTAGATTTACTCCATCAGATAGAAACAGGATTGCAGGTAAGTTAGAACTACATAGGCGTTTGCAGGTAGATGAGTTTACAAAAGAACCAAAAATAAAAATACTCTCAACCTGTACACATCTGATACGTACTCTTTCAGGGCTACCACTATCAAAGACAAACCCTGAAGATGTAGATACAAAAGCAGATGACCACGCCTACGATGCTTTGCGATACATGTGTATGACTCGCGCAAGAGGACATCTAACCATCAACTCTATGATGAACAAGATGAAAGAAGCAAAGCCAAAACCTTTTGACTCCACGTTTGGTTACTAAGTATGACGGAAATTTCAAAAAAACTAACCGATCTGACAGAAGCTGAGTTAAAAAAATTAGGCGTTAGAAAACCCATCAATATAACCGATAGAGGTGTCGATCTTATATTAAAGATGATGCAAGAAGAAAATGTAAATGTGCAAGGGGCGATATATCAACTAAATAAAAGGTTTGACGCTTTTAAAAAGGCAAATAGAGATAGAGTGGAGGATGTAAATAGGTATATTAGACAGGCTTTCCCTGACGGCATTGAAGGTACAGATAGAAGACTTTTTGAGTATAAAGCTTATGAACAGTATATGTACGAAAACGGTCTTCTTAAAGATAATGATCCCTCTACAGGTAAAGAAGAAAGAAAAGGAAAAACTCTATTTACTTTTAAAAAGTTAGATGCAGAGCTTAATAGTCTTCCTAAAAGTGGTCAAAATAGGCGGTCTAAGTTAGGCAAAGAAATATTTGCCATAAAAGAAAGAGGCGGTGTCCCTGTTGTAGTTGGTAGAGACAAAAATGGAAAACCTATTGAAGACCCAAGTAGATCGCGCCCTTACAATCTTGGTATCTCCGATGAAGGTAAAAAGGAAGCTAAAAAAGTATCACTTCCTGTATACGTTCAAACAAAAATGACTCCCCAGATTGAGATGCAGGACAGGCAGAGAAAAGCTGCTGCAAGGGCAGAAGCTAACAGAGTCAAAGCAGAAGAAATGAGAGTTGCTGCTTCTGAACCCCCTGCTGAACCTCTATCAGAAAAAACAAGGAGGCTTCTTACACCTCCCGAAGAAGACAAGCCACAATTTATACAACTTTCGTCTGATGAGCCAGAGGCTAAAAAGCCAATATCTGAAAAAACTAAAAGCATATTGGGTATTATTAAAAAGGGTGGCAGAGGGGCAGCTAAAGCTATGATTCCCGGCGTTGGTCTTGGATTAACAATCGTTGATGAAGTGGCTGCAGCAAAGCCTCTTGCTAGAGCCACATTTTCAGAAATAGAAGAAGACAGACTTTTAGAAGAAGCAAAGAGAGAAGAACTAATCCCTGAAGAGAGTGAGTTGAGGGGTAGAACCATGGAAGAGGTAAAAAGCAGAACCTCTTTCATGAACCAATAACATAGAAAGGAAAACCTATGAAAGCGTATGGAGCAGATTACATTATGGGTATGATGAGCAAGCAGGGTGAACTCAGCGAAGCGGCTGAAGGTTCTCTCTACCGTGAAGGTCTTGATCAAATGCTTATCGGCCCGATTGATCGTGACGCGCTACAGGTAGACATGCCTCGTCAAGCGACCAACACGGTTGATCCGGCAGTCTTCCGCATGGCTGACGAAAAAGACTACTAAGCAAAGAGGAAAGTCCTATGGAGGATTCACCTTTAGGCGATATCACAGCAGCAGCTTTTGTTGATGAAGCTTCTACAAACGTAGTTGGCACTGTTAAGTCAAAGTTTGAAGAGGCAGAGCATGGTCGTTATCAACACGAACAACGCTGGCTAAAAGCCTACAAAAACTTCAGAGGTATCTACGACTCTACAACTCAGTTCCGTGAATCTGAGAATAGTAGAGTGTTTGTTAAGATTACCAAAACAAAAGTTCTCGCTGCTTATGGGCAGATAATTGATGTTCTTTTTGCTAACAAAAAGTTCCCGATTGTCGTTGAGCCTAGCCCAGTGCCTGAAGGTGTAGCGGAGTTTGCACATCTAAACAAAGCTCCTATGCCTCCACAACAGCAAGAAGAGCCTATGATGGACCCCTACGGTTTTCCCGGCGATGGCCGTGAGATGCCACCGGGGGCTACTCAGGCTTCTCCGCTGGGTGGACTAGCTGAAAAGTATGAGGGTATTGATCTACAGGAAGGCCCAAGCCGTTTGGGTGAGCCTCAGATATCTCCTTCACGCGAAACAGCACGGCTCATGGAAAAGCTCATTCATGATCAGTTACATGAGAACAACGCCACAAACATACTGCGTCACTCACTGTTTGAGTGCGCCCTTCTTGGCACGGGTATTGTAAAAGGACCACTAAATGAAAGTAAAACTTTACACAGGTGGGATAACGATAAGAATTACTCTCCCTACAAAAAACTTGTACCACGCCTTGAGTCGGTTTCATGTTGGAACTTTTACCCAGACCCCACCGCTACTAGTGTGGATGATTGTTCCTATGTAATACAACGCCACCGTCTCAACAGGTCGCAGATGCGGGACTTAATGGACAAGCCATTTTTTAATCCTGAAGCTGTTGCAACTTGTTTAAATGCTGGTCCTAACTACACGGATAAATACTTTGAAGATACTATTCGTGCAGAGAGCTTGGAAGACCTTGCTGCCGTTGACAGGTACGAGGTTCTTGAGTTCTGGGGCAACATGGATAGTAAGCTTGTAGAAGAGATGGGCATACCTATGGAGGTCAGTGATCTTGCAGAGGTGCCTGTCAATGTATGGGTTTGCGGAAACGAGGTTCTACGATTAGTCCTCAATCCGTTTGTGCCATACCGTATACCATTCTTTGCAACACCTTATGAGATTAATCCATATCAGTTGTTTGGTATTGGTATACCAGAGAATATGGAAGATGCTCAACTACTAATGAATGGTCATGTAAGAATGGCTATTGACAATCTAGCATTAGCTGGTAATGTAGTATTTGATGTAGATGAGGCATCTCTTGTACCGGGACAGAACTATGATATCTATCCGGGCAAAGTGTTTAGGCGACAGTCTGGTGTTACTGGCACAGCTATCAACGCTGTAAAGTTTCCAAACACCGCTGGTGAAAACATACAGATGTATCAGGCTGCAAGACAATTAGCCGACGAAGAAACTGGACTGCCCAGCATTATGCATGGACAGACGGGTGTGTCTGGTACAGGACGTACCGCTGCAGGACTAAGTATGCTGCTAGGTGGTGCTAACCTAAGTGTTAAAACTGTAATAAAGAATATTGACGATTTTCTTCTCAAGCCGCTCGGTGAGTGCTTCTTCTTTTGGAATATGCAGTTCACAGATGACCGTCCTGAGATACAGGGAGATTTGGAGATCAAGCCACAAGGAACCGCTGCAGTCATGCAGAAAGAGGTTCGCAGTCAGCGTTTAACCGCGCTGCTACAAACAGTGGCAAACCCAATGCTTGCTCCGTTTATCAAGATTCCAAATCTTGTACGAGAGCTAGCCATTGCACAGGACATTGATCCTGATCTGTTGGTAAACGACATCAACGATGCACAAATCTTTGCAGAGGTATTGAGAGGACTAAATGCTCAACAAGGAAACATGCCAGACCCTGCTGCCGCTGGTCAACAACCCGGCGGCATGGGACAGTCTGGAGACTTACCTCAAGGACCTGAAGGAACGCAGTCAGGCCCTGCTGGTGGTGGAGAAATCGGACTCAGAGATGCGCTTGCTACAGGGCAAGGTGCAGGTGGTGGATCACCTCCTATCCCTGAAGATGCAGGTTAACACACAACAGAAAGAATACAGTAAACGTGGCGACTGATATAGCAGAGGCACTACAAAGCGCAGGGGCAGCATCTGCTAAACCTGTGACCTTGGAAGCTATTCCTGAAGCCACTATTGATGTAGGTGGTGGCTCTCAGTCTCTCGACATTGAGGGGCTAGGTGTTAAACGTAGAAGAGATGATCTGTCTGTAGCGACAGCTTCTACATCTGGATTAGCCATTGAGGATTTGTTTGGTGATCTTCTTGATGAGGTAAACTTTGCTGATCCTGTTAGCGTAGATTCTTTTAGAGCTAACGCGGCCACTCGTATAGATGAACTTGACTCGAATACACTTAGCCGTGTTACTACTGGAGCATCTACATTCGCTAGCGATTTAGCTAACCTTGCAGGACCACTTAAAGTTACACCCGCAGCACAACCAGTGCAACCAGCACAACAACAATTTGAACAGGTCTTTGGACCTTCCAGAGTTACGACAGGAGACGACGCTGATCCACAAACTTCAGATATTGGCCTTGATACGACAACGAGTACGGAACTTCAAGACATATCTAACCTCACTAATCCGGGGTTGGCTGCTAGTCTGTTTGGGGGCGCTCTTGGAAGCTTTGGGCGAGGGGCTAATATCACGGATTTTGCTTCTGGTTTAGCAACGCAAGGTTTAGGGGATTTTAATTTTGTGGGCGCTCAAAACGCTGCAACGGCTTTAACAAACGCAGATATAACAGACCCTATTAGTGCGGCTAATGCGCTTAATGCTGCTGTGGCAGTGGGACAAAAGGCTGCACAAGCAAGAGACCTTATCAATCAGGGTGTTACCATAAGTTCTTTATTGAATAGAGCGGCTAAGAATGTTGGTGAATATATTGAGGGGATTTACACTGCAATAATAAACCCTGATCAGGCCATGGAAGCGTTTGGTAGGCAGATGGAGTTCGGTACTTTAACTCCTGCTAACGTAACCTACGATTTACCAAGCGGTAAAGTAGCTTTTAACTTTGATGAAAAAACTGGGAAACTTGTAACTCCGGGGCTTGTGTCACGAATGTTAGGACCTGTTGGTTCTATTTTTACTGCAGCACAGTATGGTTTAAAAGCGGTGGGTTACACCGACATGATAGATCAACGTGCAAGAGGCATGGCGGCTGCTTTTAATAATCCGGGCGTTAACCTTGGTGACGGAGTAACTGGTTTTTCAGGGTCTACTCCAGAGGGCGATATGTTAGCAGTAGATTTTGATTTTTCAAATGTCCCCGGCGCTACTTACACAAGCCTTCAGGTCGATTTCAATGCTCTTGATCCAGATCAAGCTATATCGCAGATAGGATATCAAGATCTTAATGAAGCATCTGTTGTTCAAGGATTTACCACGTATGACCCAGACCTTCCAGATCAAGAAGCTGAATTAGAGGCTGCAGCTAAAGAAAAGATGGCTAGTGCCGCTCAAAGACTTGGCATAGATGTTAACGCGCCTACCAGTGTAATACAAGATGCGTTAGCTTATGAGGCGCAAGTAGCTGCGGAAGCATATCAAAAGGAGATAGACGCTCAGATAGAATCTCAATTTGGCATGAGTAGAGAACAATTTGATGTTCAATATCAAGCTCAAAACCTTGAACAGTTTGGGTTTGCAGCAAGTTCCCTAGAAGGGTTAGAGGCTGCTCAGGCAGCGCAAGTTGCACAAACAAAACAAATTAACGAGCTTATGGCAATCCCTGAAGACATAGCAGCAGCCATATCTGCTGAAACTTTTGGAGATAGAGGACAAGAAGCAGCAGAAAATTATAATTCTACAAACCCTAGTGCTGCTGTTGTAGGTGCTATGCAATCATTAGGGTTAAACAGCATCAGTCCAAATGTAAACGAAGATTTAGCGGCTAAAGAAGCGTTAGGTAGAGAAATAAATACACAAGCTGCAGTTGATAGAGCAGGTCCAGTAACAGGACCGACATTAAGCTCTGCACCGGAGACTGTGGATGTGTCTCCTGACTTTCAAGAAGCAATAGACGCAATTGATGTGGTAAGTATAGACCCAGAACTAGACCCTGAAGAGTCTGGAGAGGGCGCGGATAGCGGTGATGGTAAAGTAGTCTGCACAGCGTTAAAAGACATGGGCCTCTTAGATGAAGAGCTTTGGCAGCATGACGGTGCTTATGGACGCACTCTACCGCTAGAGACACGGCAAGGCTATTGGGCATGGGGTGTACCCACAGCTAAGTTTATTAGAAAGAACAGGTGGGCTGCAAAAGCTATTAGACCTGTTGTCACTGAGGTGGCAAAAGAAATGGCTCACAGAGTTGGCTACGGCAGAGGGAGCAAGTTAGGTGCAGCACTTTTATATGTTGGTCTTCCTATGTGCCGTGTTATTAACAGGATTAAGAATAATGGAAATAACACAAGATCAGTTTACAGCTAATCTACAACAAATGCCTGAAGAGTCGCAGGTGCAAGTTGTACAGCTTATTGAAAACAACGAACCTCCTGTGCTGCAAGCGTTTGCCATGAGCTTAGGTGTTACACTGTCAATGGGTGAAGAACCAGCACCACAAGAGCCAGCGCCAGAGCCGATGCCACAAGAACCTGCACCGGAGCCTATGCAAGATCAGATGCAACAGCTAGCGATGGGCGATCAGGTAGCAGGTATGATTGATCAGCCGGGGGCAGAAGATGAAACAGGTGTAGCTGATGACGTACCTATGAATGTAAGAGAAGGCGCGTTTATCATAAATGCAGCCGCTCTTGCAAAGGTTGGTAGAAAAGACTTTGAGGAGCGTATCATAGAACCTGCCATTGAATACCTGAAAGAAAAAGACGGTGTAGAGATAGACAAGGCTGATATCACCAAACCGTCACAACAGGTGAACGGAGATCAGAAGATACTTGCCTCAAACAAAGAGTATCACATACCACCAGAGTTAGCCGAAGTTATAGGCACAGACTTGCTTGAGAAGATAAACGATAGTGGTAAACCGGAGACAGAGAAGAAGCTACAGGAACAAGAGCAACAGCCCCAGCAGAAGCAAGAAGTTCCTGTAAGGGCTGCAGAAGGATTACAGGCGGGTAAAAAAAAAGTTAAGCTCTCTTCAGATCAGATATTAGAAAATCAAAGACAAGTTTATAATAAATTAAAAGAGGAAGGGCTAAGAGAAGAAGCTATTGCTGGACTAATGGGCAACATACACGCAGAGAATGACACATTTGAGTATCAACGTATAGAAGACACGGAGAAAAAAGAAAAGGGCTACGGCATTTTTCAATTTACTGGTGGAAGACGAAAGGCGTATGAAAACTATCTTAACACAATGGGCAAGACAGATTCCTTAGATGCTCAGATAGAGTACACGTTAGATACAATTAACATAATTCCTACTAAGGAAGACTCTAAGTTTCCAAAGTGGGAAACAAATGATTTAGGCTATGGCAACAGAAAAAAATTACGTGAAGTTTTTAAGGTGGGAACTGCAGAGCAAGTTGCTAACGTATTCTTAGATCGTTTTGAACGCCCAAAAGACCCAGAGGCCACTCGTAAAAAACGAGTAGATTTTGCAAATAAGATTTTTAGCTCTGCACAAACTTTATTTTCTGCCCCAGCGCAGCAAACACAAAACAGTTTTATGGGGAATGCTCCCCCCATAGGTTCTCCTGCAGATGAAATGGAGAACTTAAAAGCCAGAGAGCAACTTGACGCAGCTACCCGCATGAAAGCGGCCCTGCGAGACTAACCCAACTGCGGCTACCCCATTGAGGCCCCGCAAGGAGGAAAAATGACTACCCAAGAACAGGAACATCTAGGCCCTTATCGTGGCAGCTATCGTGCAGACGTTTACAAGGACGATACCCCAAGCGAAGAGGCTACCCTAGAAGAAAGTGAAACTGAAGACGAGGCTATTAATGATGAAACCATTTCCGTTTCTACAGAAGTAAAGACGGAAGAGCATGACTACAAAAAACGCTATGATGATCTCAAGAAGCATTACGATACCAAACTCCATGAATGGAAGATGGAACGTGAAACACTTCTTGCTCAACCTCAACAAGAGGAAGAGTATGAGGAGGATGCAGACATTGCATCTTTCAAAGAGAACTATCCTGACGTTTACAATGTAGTAGAAACTTTAGCTTCTAAGAATGCTACAAAAGAAGTTCAAGAACTTAAACAAGAGATTGAGCGTCTTTCTAAAAAAGAAGAGCAGCTACAGGCTAAAAGTGCTTACCAAGAACTACTAGCCCTGCACCCAGACTTCTCTGATATCAAGAAGTCAGACCAGTTTAAAGATTGGTTAGGTAAGCAGCCACCTAGTATCGCGGATGGTATTGTTAATAATAACAGCGATGTTCAGTACGCTTCTCGCGTTCTAGATTTGTACAAAGCAGACACTGCTAGTGCAAAGAAACCCAGAGGGCGTCCCTCTAAAAAACAGTTAGCTGCTGCTGCAGAGGCTGTTACTAGGACTACCCCTGTTAACGTCTCTACTAATAGCGATGCTAATAAAAAAGTATGGACGACCTCAGAGATACGTAAACTCAAACCGCATGAGTTTGACAAGCTTGAAGCAGAGCTTGATCAGGCAAACGCGGAGGGACGTATCGTAAATGGCTAGACTTATAGAGAAAGGTTAAGGAAATGGCTATTGGTGTATCCGCCGGATACGGTAACCTACCGTCCGGTAATTTCCAAGCCGAAATCTATAGCCAGAAGGTTCTTAAATTTTTCCGCCGTGCGTCAGTTGTTGAAGACATCACGAACACTGACTACGCCGGGGAGATTGAGAATTATGGTGACACGGTTCGTATTATTAAAGAACCTACTGTCTCCATCTCAGCGTACACCCGTGGTGCTGTGGTTACTCCGCAGGATCTGGCTGACGATGAGATTACTCTGGAAGTAGATCAGGCTCAAGCGTTTGCGTTCAAAGTCGATGATATCGAAGAGCGTCAATCGCATGTTAACTTTGAGGCGATGGCTACCTCTTCAGGTGCTTTCTCCTTGAAGCGTAACTACGACAAAAACGTGCTTCAAGCTATGCTTGATGGCGCGGGTATTAAAGGTGCTTCCGGTTCTATTGAAACGGACTCTAACCTTGGTACTGCTGGTACTCCTGTTACAGTTGCAGGTTCTGATGCTGGTGACGATGTTGTAAACCTAATGGCTCTTATGGCTCGTAAGCTCGATGAGCAAGACGTTCCTGAAGAGAACCGTTGGTTTGTAGCACCTCCCCGTGTCTATGAGAACCTGTACAAAGCAGGTGCAAAGATCGTTGAAGTTCAGATTACTGGCGATGATACGTCACCGCTACGTAATGGTCTGGTAACGAACCAGAAGATTATGGGCTTCACGCTTTACAAATCCAATGCTCTGCGGCAGTCGGCTGATGCTACGACTACCACGGACATGGTTTCGGTTTCTGGCGTTGGTTCTGGAGAGAACGTAGTTCTCGCTGGTCACATCTCCGCCTGTGCAACCGCTAACTCAATTGCTAAGACTGAAGTGATTCGTGACCCCGATGCGTTTGCAGACGTTGTTCGTGGTCTTCATGTGTATGGACGTAAAGTCCTGCGCCCTGAGTCACTTGTTCTCGGCATTGTAGACTACAGCTAAGGGAGGGATGAATCATGGCTACTATTGATCGTACCATCAATGGCGGTGGAACCGTTGGTCATCCTTCACGGATGCCTACCCCTTATGTGATCACTTCGCAGGTCCACGATACTGCCGATGGCGGTACAGGTGGAGATGTCATCCAATTGGTTGATGTCCCTGCAGATACCATGATTGTTGCTGGTGCGCTTGAAGTTCTTGAAGCGCGTGGTAATGGTCAGATCACGCTGGATGTTGGCTTTACTGGTGGTGACGTAGACTGTTTTGTTGACGGTTCTGCACTCGCCGCTGGCTTTACGCCATTCCTAGAAGCCGCTGTTGGCGCTTCTGGTTCCAACGCTCGTATTCTGACAAGTGCTGACACGATTGATGCCCTCATCCTTGATGGCGGCTCAACAGGTGAAAGTGCTGCACGTTTCCGTATTCATGTTTGCATGGTTGACATTTCGCGCAACCCGCTGACAGAAGCGGCTACGGACTCGTCGGGTACGTAATTGTA